ACTAACGAGATTTTGAAAGGCGCCGAGTTGTCTCGTCGCTTTATCAATGCCGTCAAAGAGCAGGACGCAGAGGCCAAGATCCTTTTCGTCTGGGACTCCGTAGGCGGCTCACAGTCTCGCAGCCACGCCGAGCGCGAGCTAGATAACGAAAAGCACGCCCAGCCAGGTCAGGATGCCAAAGAGAACGGCCAGGTAATGAAGACCCTAGTGTCTTTAATTAACAAATATCCAGACACCATATGCATCTACCTCGCCAACCAGACATACGCCAAGATCGGGTTTATGCAGGTCGGAGACGCTACGAGCGGTGGGAAAAAGATTGAGTACCACTCTTCTTTTATCGTAATGCTTAAGAGAATTAAAACCTTGACCAAAACGGTTAAGGGCGTCAAGACGAAGTACGGCATCATCTCTAGAGCCACAGTAGCCAAGAATCACCTATCTCAAAGCGAAACTTCTATCCACTCTTTAGACTTTACTATCTCCGCAAAAGGCGCTACAGTGTCAGAAGAGGTTATAGTCGATGAGGACGAAGAGTAAACCAAAAGCATTCCTAGTGTCGGACGTGCATTTTAGCCTTCCGACATTAGAGGTAGCCACAAAAGCCTTGAATATGGCCGTAGATGCCGCTAACAGCGCTAACGTGCCGTTGATAATTGCAGGAGACCTACACGACACTAAGGCCAATCTACGCGGCGAGTGCGTTAAGGCCATCTTAGACGTCCTCGAGCGAGCAAAAACAAAACCCACGGTGCTAGTGGGGAACCACGACCTTATTAACGAAAAGTCCGTAGAGCACTCTTTAGAGTTTTTGCGCTATAGCACTAACTTAATTTCATCGTATGTTCATAACGCCGACCTAGACCTCCACCTAATACCGTACCAGCACTCACCAGATCGGCTTAGGGAGATTCTGGCAACCATACCGCAGGACAGCCAGCTAATCATGCACCAGGGGTTTTGTGGCGCTTTACCGGGTGGGTATGCTTTTGACAAATCGGCACTAGACCCTTCTGAATACCTGCCTTTTAACATCATCTCAGGACACTACCACCAGCCACAGGCCCTTAACGAAGGTCGGTTTACTTACATAGGAAACCCCTATACCCTAGACTATTCTGAGGCTTCGCACGGCCCCAAAGGCGGCCTGTTTCTGCTAGACGACGGGAGCATAGATCGCGTTGCTTTTAACCTACGAAAGCACGTTGTTATCTCGCTACTCGCGTCTGAGTTGAAAAATAAAGACCTGCCCGAAGTGACGGCAGGCGACCTGACACTAGTAAAAATCACCGGTACAAAAAAAGAGCTTGCTAAAGTAACTAGAGAGGTTGTAGAGTCTCTCTTAGGCGGCCGCATATCTCGATTGGACCTAATCCCTAGCGAGACAGAGCCGACGCAGGTACAGAGAACGGCAGACCAGACGACCGAGGAGCTGTTTGAGGCTATCGTAGACTCTAAGAAAGAATTGACAGACAGAGACCGGACGAAAGTTAAGAATCTCTGGAAGGGCTTGAAATGATTTTTCTTAAAGGTTCTGTAAAAAATTTCAGCTCCTACCTAGACCTAGACTTCGTGTTTAACGAGCACGGTCTACATCTCTTGTCCGGCCCTACTGGTTCGGGTAAATCTACGATCTGCGACATTATTCCTTGGATCTTGTTCGGGCGCACTGCCAAGAACGGCCTAAGCTCTGAGGTCGTTTCCTGGAACGCCTCTGGAGATACGACAGGCACCTTAGAGCTGCTAGTCCGAGGCGTAAAATACACAGTATTTCGCAGTCGCGGTAAGGTTAACGACCTCCACTTCTCCAAAGACCCAGGCACGCAGCAAAGAGGCAAGGACTTAAAAGACACTCAAGCCCTCCTAGACGCTGCAATCGGCCTAACGGCGGAGCAGTTTCTAGCCTCTAGCTACTATCACGAACTGAGCCCTACAGCACAATTCTTCGGCGCTTCAGCGAAAGGTCGCAGGCAGATAACAGAGCAGATTGTAGATTTGAGCGAGGTCACTAAGAATCAAGAGGCGCTGGCCCTGAGGCTTAAGGCTACCAAGGCTACGATAGAGCGACTAGAGAAGCAAGAGGCTACACAAACCACGGCCCTCCTGGTGACGCAAAAGAACCTCCAAAGCGCGGAGGTTAGAGCCAATACGTGGGAGGCTAAGAGGCTAGAAGAGGAGAGTCAACTAGAGATCGCCGCCCTTGGCTACGACGCTGAGGTTGAGGCGAAGGTTATTTTCCAGGAGGCGAAGGTCGAGGGGTGGAATCTAGATAATGCAGCTACGATTGCTATTCTCGAGTCCAACGTAGAGGAGCTACAGACCAGACTCACCGGTGTAAAGCACAAAATATCTCAAATACAGAGGCAGATTCGGGAGGTTCGGGTAGACGAAACCTGCGCGCACTGCGGCAGTTCCCTTAGCTCCAAAGAACTATCTTCTTTGAGCGAGGACGCGTTGGCGTTGCGAGATGTTCGTCAGGATCTTATCGACGAATTGAACGAGAATGAGAGGGCTTTGGCGCTTCAAAAGACCTTCTCTAACCCTTACGCAAAGGCCATAGAAGAAATTAAAGCCAAACCAAATCCGTACCTACCTAAACTAGAGGCCTTAGCTCGCACCAAAAATAACCCGCACGAAAGCACTGTGGTTGCGTTAAGCAAGGCCGAAGAAAATATGCTGGCTGAAGTCGCTAAGACCAAAGAAATGCTAGAGGAGCTAAAAGACGAACTATACGTTATTAAGACCGCCCAAGACGTAGCGGCACTAACCCGACAAGCCCTCATCGAAACCACGGTGCTCGAGATTCAAAACGAAGTTAATAGAATCTTTACAAAGCACTACGATTCTATGCTCAGAGTGGAGATGAAGGCCTCAGGCGTCGATAACCTAGATGTTATCCTCTTCAAAGACGGGAACGAGTGCAGTTTTACACAGCTAAGCAAAGGACAAAGACAGATATTAAAACTATCTTTCGCAATTGCATGCATAAAAGCCATATCTAACCGCCGCAGCATAAAATCTGAGCAGCTCTTTTTCGACGAAGCTTTCGACGGCCTCGACGAAGCTTTGAAGATTAAATCTTTTTCCTTGCTGGAGGAGCTACTTTTTGACTACACTAGTGTTTTCGTCGTCGAACACTCGGCGGAGCTGAAAACCATGTTTAGCAGCAGATACGAAGTCAGCAACACAGAGGGCTACAGCGAGGTGAGAAAAGTGCTATGAAGAATCCGAGAATAACGCACAAAGAAAAAGGTCTGATAAAGGGCGCCCTTCGCAGAGTGTTCTCTCGCTCAGAGCTAAGACGCGCCGTTATCGACGCGTCGGTAGTCCAGCATACGGACCCATCTAGGAAAAGAGTCAAGACCTGGTGCCGATGCAATATGTGTAAAGAGCTGCACCCTAAGAGCTATATGGAGTGCGACCATATAACGCCCGTAGTGGGCCTTGGAGAGGCTTCGGTAGACCTAGATGCCAACACGCTAGTAGACCGCCTATGGTGTGAGGAGAACAACCTACAGGCCGTATGTGACGCCTGCCACGATAAAAAAAGTAAAGAGGAGAACAAAATGCGCCGAGCAGCGAAAAAGGGGAATAAATGAAGATTAAAAAAATAGCTAAGTCGATCCTGGTTATTAGCGATTATCACGCCCCCTATAACCACATAGATGCCCCGGCTTTTCTTAAAGCCGTTAAGGCCAAATACAGGCCCGACACGGTGGTATGTATCGGAGACGAGGCGGATTTCCATGCACTAAGCTACCATGAATCGGAACCGGAACTGGATTCTGCCGGCGTAGAGTTGGAAAAAGCAATTAAGGCGCTTAAGCCCCTTTACAAGCTATTTCCTAACGTCACTGTCGTAGAATCGAACCACGGCTCTATGGTGTTAAGAAAGCGCCGCACGGCTGGCATACCAGCCAAAGCCATTAGAGACTATAACGAGGTTCTGGAGGCTCCTAAAGGGTGGAAATGGACGTTCGACGTCACTATAAACACAGCCTTAGGCCTCGTGTACTTCTGTCATGGAAAATCAGGATCACCGGGTAGACTCGCTAGCCAATACGGCATGAGCACGGTGCAAGGACATTATCACGAGAAATCACAAGTGAACTACATCAGTACGCCAGAAAAACTAATGTTCGATGCGCATACAGGTTGTTTGGCAGACGACAAGTCTTTGGCGTTGGGCTATAACAAAGTCAATCCGAGACGTCCTATCGTGAGCGTTATCGTTATCGTTAACGGCATTCCGCAGATAGTGCCGATGGTATTGAAAAAAGGCGGACGTTGGACAGGTAAGCTGTAGGAGCAGGCTATGAGTAAAACAACACTGCCACTAGACTCAAAAGAGCGAAAAGAATACCCACTACATAGCGGATGCCTCCGGTACTTTCCGGCAGCTCTCGCCGGCGTAGCTAAGACGTCCAAGATTGGTAACGATAAGCACAACCCCGGCGAACCTATGCACCACGCTCGCGGCAAGTCTATGGATCATAGTGACTGCGTTTTGCGTCACCTCGTAGACCTGGAGGACCTATTAGCGCAGCTTGAGCGAGGCGCAGAGGTCCCAGCAGACACGGTACTAGCCGAGGTTAATTCTTTGGCGTGGAGGGCGTTAGCGCTATCACAAGAGCTGCACGAGCGGTTCGGAGCGCCTTTAGCTCCCGGAGCGAAAAGATGAAAAAGCTTAAGTTGGTAAAGAGTAGAGTAGAATATCAAGTCCTGCGGCGAGTCAGGAGTCAAGTCAGGACTCAAGTCTTGAATCAAGTCAGGACTCAAGTCTTGAATCAAGTCTGGAATCAAGTCTCAGATCAAATCTTGGATCAAGTCTTGAGGCAAACCTCAAGTCAAGTCCGAGAAGAAATGAGGATCAAACGATGAAAGAATTGATTGACAAAATAATTTTCTGTGATAAGGTAATCATGGTGGACGTAGACGACACCTTAGTTATGCACGAGCAAGAGGAGCCTACGGCAGACATCGTTTATGTGAAAGATATTCTCGACGACACTAGGAAAGTTAAGCTTAGAGCAAATACAAACATGATCCGACTTGTGAAAGAAGAATCTACAAGAGGTTCCGCCATCGTCGTGTGGAGCAGAGGAGGTTACAACTGGGCCGCCAATGTTATTGAGGCCCTAGAACTAGAAGATTACGTGACTATGATTATGTCGAAGCCTCTGGCCTACTTTGACGATAAACCGGCCTCGGAATGGCTAACGGACCGAGTCTACATCGGGCCAGATAACGCCTACAAAAAACACATCGTATAACGAGTAACTTATATCAGGAGATAGTAAAAATGGCATTTGAAGTGATCGCAGACCTAGATTGTGACGTAACCTTCGCAATCGGAGGCTTTAACAAAAAGCTGAAAAAAGACAATCCCACTTCCGCAGAGGGCTTTTACCTCGGTTCAAAAGAGGTGTCTAACCCTAAGCACCCGTCAGGAAAGAGCTTGCTGCACATCCTCCAGACCCCAGAAGGAAATGCCGGAGTATGGGGAAAAACAGACCTCGACAAAAAACTTAAGCTTATCGACCTCGGCACGATGGTCCGCATTACCTTCACCGGTATGCAGGCCACTAAGACTGGCGAGATGTATAAGTACGAAGTCGCACAAGATCGCTCACAGCGTGTCAATCCGCCAACGCAGTCTCTGTCCTCACAGAACAGCGAGGACGAAGGCGCAGGCGGCGACGAAGACGACGATGGTGGTGGTCCAGACCTGACAGAAGCACCAGCGGCCCCTCCAGCTCAGCTTTCCGCAGAAGAGCGGAAAGCTAAGATGCAAGCCCTGTTCGCAAAAAAGAAGTAATTGATCCTGAAGAGGCCCTCTAATGCAATTGTGTGTACTCATCCCAGCAAAATGGCTATCTGCAAAACCATTAGAGGGCCTTTTTACGTTCGATCAGCTTTTGGAATATAACGCCAAAGGCTATAACATCTATTACCCTCCGAATCGTCCCAAAACCTACCTAAAGGGCAGTATCCTCGACGGCAGCATGATTGACCAGTTCGACTGGGTTTTTGCGGATATGGACCTAAAAGACGGTACCTACGAAAGCAAAGATGCTTTCCTCGAAACCTTGGCTGGGTTCTCCCTGCCGCCTACAAAGGTCGTAGACAGCGGAAACGGTATTCACGTCTACTGGCGCGTATCGGATCTAGACTCTATGAGCTACCTCAGACTACAGCGTCGAGTGGCTAAGGCGCTGAAAACAGACCCCGCAGTGTGTCAGATAATGCAGCTTATGCGTGTACCTGAGACTATGAACGTGAAGGTACAAGACGCGTTTGTGCCGTGCCAAACGCTGTTTTCAGACGAGTCTATGGTCTATACCTGTGAGGAGATGAACGCGGCTCTACCGCCAATCTCCATCGAAGACGAAAAAAAGTGCCAGGAGCACTACAACAAAACACACAATATAGGGCAGAGCCTAGATAAAATCTCTGAGGCACTGCCGCAAAAATTCTCTGAGCTGCTAGCCACCTCACACGAGGTAAAGGACATTTGGTCTGGCAACGTAGATGACCGAAGCAAAGGCGACTACCGCCTTGCCAACATCATGCTCGCCCACGGCTTCACTAAGGACGAAGGCGCTAGCGTACTTTACAACTCAGCTAAGGCCCTAGAGAGGGCACCAAGCCACCGGTACAGCTACGCAAAGAACATCGTAGATAAAATCTGGACGGCTCCAGACGCTCCAAAAGACGAGCTGTCTATGAGCATTTCCGAACTACTATCGCGCCCTGACATCACGTCAGGCACGCCGTTCCGATGCGACAAGCGCATAGATAACACCCAGCACGGGTTTCGTCTGGGGCAGGTTATTGGCCTCGTAGCCGGGTCAGGCGTCGGTAAAACTACGTTTGCCCTCAATATGTTTCGCTGGTTTACACAAAAAAACCCAGATTACCACCATTTTTTCGTGCCTCTTGAGCAGCCAGGTAAAGAGATCGCAGACCGGTGGAACACGCTCTGCGGTTCCGACACGTCGCAGCATAATCAGGTCCACATTATCAGTAACTACGACGAAGCCGGTAACTTTAGACATCTATCTCTAGAGGAGATTAAAAACTACATCAAGAGCTGGAAAGAGCGCACCGGTAATAAGGTCGGATGCGTGGTTATTGACCACATCGGCGCCCTTAAGAAAAAAGGCGCTAAGGACGAGAACCAAGACCTAATGTCTATCTGCCACTCAATGAAGGCTTTTGCCGTCCAGCTCGATTGTATGCTAGTTATGCAATCACAAACTAACCGCGAAAAGGCCGGTATTGGAGACTTAGAGCTGAATAAAGATGCCGCCTACGGCACTCTCTTTTTCGAGTCCTACTGTGATTATCTCATCACTCTGTGGCAGCCTCTTAAACGCTGCCACACCGAGCATAACTGCCCAACGGTTACGGCCTATAAATTTTGCAAGATCCGACACAAAAACGCGAAGCGTGATGTTATCAAAGAGGATAAGGCCTACTATTTTTATTTCGACGCGGACCTCGAATTGCTTCGAGACTTAACGCATGATGAGAAAACGGCATTTAATTTCTATCTGCCCAAGGCCACAAACATGCGGAAGCAAGATAGAAAAACCGAGATCGTGGAATACACAAGCGTACTGACTACCGGAGGGGATAATGGCGCAGCTACAAGTGTTGCGGGACAAACAAAGCATTGAGTTAGATAAATGAGCAGAACTTCTCCAAAATCCTCGGCAGCTAGGCGCGCTAGTTGGGCTAAATTTAGAGCAAAAAACGTTGAAAAAAGAAACGAAGCTACGCGATTATGGCGAAAAAACAATGCCACAGCAGATGCAGAGTACTATCAGAAAAATAGAGAAAGAGTTCTAGAATATTCTAGAACATATAGGAAAGTTAATGCCGGAAAAGTCAACAGTTGGACTAGAAAACGCCAGTTAGCTAAACTAAACAGAACCCCGCAGTGGCTTACTTCGCAGCATTTAGCGGATATGGAGGCGTATTACACTACAGCAAAAGAGCTACAGTGGTTATCTGAAGACATTTTGACTGTAGACCACATAACGCCGCTACAAGGAAAAGACGTTAGCGGACTCCACGTCCCTTGGAATTTACAAATTCTTCCTATGAAGATGAATTCTTCGAAAGGTCGAAAGTGCAACAAGAGCTGATAATTTTAAGAAAAAAAGAACAAATACATATGTTATGGGAATACTTGAATGGTTTTGAGTACCTAGCGTACGATTGCGAAAGTACAGGCCTTCTGCGAACGGACTCCATAATCGGCGTATCGGTGTGTGCAGAAGAGACCAAAGCGTTTTATATCGTCTTGGCTGAGTGGGACCCAAAGACCAGCACTCTTGTGGACCTAGGTAACTATGACGTCGTAAAGGCGCTCGTAGAGCGTTTGAAGACTAAGCATCTGGTTATGCATAACGCCGTATTCGATTGCTCTATGGCCGAAGCTTTTTTTAAAGTCCGACTAATCGACGCGCTACATACCGACACTATGGTCTTGGCGCATCTACTCGACGAGAATCGCCGTGTTGGTCTCAAAGAGCTAGGCCGTACGATGTATGGCGAAGACTCAAACAAAGAAGCGCAAGAAATGAAGGCCTCAGTATTAGCCAACGGCGGCGTAGTCACCAAAGCCAACTACGAGATGTATAAAGCAGATAGCGAACTGTTGGGGAAATACGGAGCGCAGGACGCTGCCTTGACTTATCGCTTGTTCACAGACCTAGTGCCCAAACTCTTCGAGACAGGGCTGGACGAATTTTTTTATAACGAAGAGAGCATGCCGCTGCTCAAAGGCCCAACCTACGACCTCAACACTACCGGCCTTAAGGTCGATATGGCAGAGCTACTTAAGCTGAAACAAACGCTAAAAGCAGAATGTCTTGAAGCTGAGGCGTTTATCCGAGCAGAAATCAAAAACTGGACAGCAGAAAAATACCCCGGTACCAACACTAAGAACACCTTTAACTTAGGCTCAAGTCCTCAATTGGCGTGGCTCTGCTTCGGCGTTCTTAATCTTGAGTTTGGAACGCTGACAGACGGCGGTAAGGACGTGTGTCACGCCCTAGGGCTGAAGCTTCCTTATACGAAAGAGGCCAAACGCGACTTTATCCGACGCTGCTTGAATAGCGTAGGTTGGGAGTACGTACCGCCGGCTATTGTTAATGGCAAGACAGTTAGAGGCAAAAAAATTAAAGAGCCTTGGTCTTATATCAAGTGCGACAAAAAGGTACTACAGAAGTACGCGCCCAAATACCCTTGGATCGAAACCCTTCTTAGCTACCAGCGAAAGAAAAAGATCCTCGATACATACCTCACCGGTATTGAAAAGCGCGTGCAGTACGGCGTTATCTCGCCGTCGTTCTTGCAAACAGGGACGACCTCGGGCCGCTACGCCTCTAGGGACCCTAACTTTCAAAACCTCCCTAGAGACGATAAGCGCGTGAAGCAGCTTATTATCCCACGCCCTGGAAAGGTATTTGTGGGGGCTGACCAATCGCAGCTTGAGCCCCGAGTGTTTGCCTATTATAGCCAAGACAAGGCGCTTATGAAGGCCTTCACGTCTACCGAGGATTTTTACTCAGTTATCGGTATGCGCGTATTTAAAAAGACCGACTGCACGCCGCATAAAGAAGGCTCGCCGGATGCCTTCGGCATAAAGTACAAAAGGCTGAGAGACTTGTCTAAGGTTATCGCTTTGGCCGCCACCTACGGCTCTACAGCAAGGCTATTAAGCTCTACCACAGGCAAGAGCGTCGAAGACACGCAACAAGACATCGACGACTACTTCGAGGCCTTCCCAGGCGTAAAAAACTACATGAATAAGATGCGCGACGACGTTCGCCGGGACGGCGTGGTTTATAACCTGTTCGGACGCCCTCGGCGCATTCCAGAGGCCCTACACGTCTCTAAGAAAACCGCACACGAGGACCTACCCTACGAGCACAGGAACCTACTCAACCTCGCAGTCAATTACCCGATCCAAGGCACCGGTGCGTCCATAATGAATCGCGCTTGTATCCGATTGCATAGTCTTATCAAAGAGTTAGGACTTTCAGCTCGCATCGTCTGCCAAGTCCACGACTCGGTGATTGTGGAGTGTGACGAAAAAGACGCAGAGAATATCTCTATTATCATGCAAGAGTGTCTAGAAACCACGGCAGAACTGCCGGGTGTAGCTCTAGAGGCCATACCAAAAATAGGAAAAAATTTCGCAGAAGTTTAATTTTTTGCTTGACTTTTAAAAATAGTATGTTATTGTTAGGGTGTGACGTCCAGTCACGTCCTAATGCCTTTTGGAGAAATAGATGCTAAATACACTGAAAAAAGCCCTTTCCTACGTCCTCGCACATATTCCAGAATCTCTACCAGTCGGAGGCACTCACTACCGCGCCTGGGTTAACGAGATTGTAGACCTTGCGGGACCAATCGCTGACCGAGATAGCCTTGTGTTTGTTATCTCTACGACAATCCTCGGCCTACCGACGACGAAAGACCGAAAGTCTAAGATGTTCTTTGTTCGCGTGCTTCGCAAAGCTGCTGCGAACCAAGTAGCATCTTTCTTTATCAATGAGATTAAAGAGGCGCAGAAGGCCCGCACCGAAACCCCAGCACCGTCTGGGGACGCGAGTGGCCAGCAATCCTAAGGACCTCAAAGACCTACAAGCCGAGTGGTACGCGAAAGCGAAAGAGGCCGGGTTTAAGGATATAGAATCTCAATTGACAGACCGTCTATCCTCAAGTATAAACCAGAGATTAAATCCTCTCTGGGAGGTTAAGCAGGAGTATTACAGAAAGGCTGGTTGGTTTGTTTACGAGTATCAGTTTGCTGACGAGTTTGATCGCATCGTCTGGACCTACCACGCCGAAGGCATCTCGGTAAGAAACATAGTGGACCTTTTAAAAAAAGCCGGTCTCGATAAAAAAAGACCGGTGTACCGAGGCAGAGTCTGGCTCACCATAAACCGCCTAAGAAAAAAGATGAATGATCTTTATGCCGCAGAATCAAACGCAAATTGACTTAACCGGCCAGTACTCTGTCAGAGCCGCGAAGCCCGACGACTATAAATTCATAGTCTCGACCTTCTTGAAAGGCCTATACTACGGAGATAGTTGGTTCAGCCAGATAGACAAAGACGCCTTTATGGATAACTACAAAAAGGTTATCGATGGGTTTTTTCGTTCTCCCCAAGCGGCTATACAAGTGGCCTGCCTGCGAGAGGATGAGGACACCATTATCGGCTACAGCATAACATCCAGCGACTACTCTAAGATACACTGGGTTTTTGTTAAGGCCGCTTGGCGCAGGCACGGCATAGCTCGACGACTCTGCCCCCAGTATCCAGAGACAGTAACGCACTTAAATGCCCTCGGTAAAACCCTACTCCCAAAAGTAAATAACCCTAAATTTAACCCATTTTTCTAGGAGAAAAATATGTTCGGAAAACTAAAGAAAAAAGCCCCTAAGATCAACCTCGCTACACCAAAAGAGCCTCGCCCGCTCGCAGAGATCGAGCAAGAATACGCCAAACTCGCTCAAGAAGCTGGCGCAGTGCAATACCAGGTATTTGTGTTGGGCGAGCAGCTTAAGCAGATCAATGCTCGCATGCTAGAGGTCAACAAAGAGGCTAACGAGCGAAACAAGCTGACAGAAGCTGCCAAAACAGAAGGAAAAGCGGAAGGATCGGAGAATGTCTAGTCTAATTGGTCGTAGAGTTAAGATGCTCCAAACACACGGCTCTTTGCACGTACAGGGGCCTAACGGAAAGCTGGTTAACGTAAAAACCACACTCAATAACTCCGTCATTAACAATGAGCCTGCTACTGATATGGAAATCACAGACTGCGGAGTCCTGTGCAATCGCCTCGGCGTCGAGTTTGTTCTCCCGTTTGCCAACATTCAAATCATCACCCTAGAAGCGCAGTCTAAGCCAAAAGACGAACCTAAACTAGACGGCGCTAGGGTTATCAAAGGAAAATAATGCGGCACTACGCCAAGCCTAAGCAGACCTCACAGGAAGAGGTCGATAAGTATTTGCACAGGCGCTTTAACATCACAAGCTTTCTCTTCGATAAGCAGCTTGAGTTTATTGAAGATGAAAGTACGTTTAAGGTCGCTGTCTGTTCGAGGAGGGCTGGGAAATGTCGTCCGGCAGGCACATTAGTAAAAACCCCTCAAGGTGCGCGGACGATTGAGTCTCTGCGCCCCGGAGACTTGGTATACGGCTACAATGCTGACGGCACTGTCACGCCAACCAAGGTCACGGCGGTATGGGATCAAGGCGTTAAGGACGTGGTAGACCTTGTTTGGTCCGGTAAGGTACTCGCCTCCTCTACCGTAGACCATAAATGGCTGGCACATAACACCTACAAAAACACCCGCACGGTAAAACCTCTTAAGGATTTTAATTCTAGAGACAAAATTGCCACAGAGTACGTCGCTGCTCCAGGGGGCGATTTCGTAAACAAGACGGCGTATGCTCTAGGCGCGTTTTTAGGTGACGGCTGCTCTCGGGATCCAGGGTTGCGCATATCTTCGACTGACACCGCTATTTTAGATCATATCTCTGAAGTGCTCGGAGTCGGTTGGCAGCATTCCGGACACGATAACTATACTAACTTTTTTCCGGGGGCTAAAAAGAGCGCAATACATATGTACGATGCGTGGGTCAGCAATAAGTACGCTCACGAAAAATTAGCTGAAATAGGAGAGCTGCGAAAATGGACGCGAGAATCCCAATTGGATTTCTTAGCCGGCATTATTGACACGGACGGCTCTGTCGGCTTGCAGGACGGAAGGTTAGTTATTAGACTAGGAATGCAAGCTAAGGCTGTTGTAGATACCGTAGACGCTCTGCTTTTGGACCTATTTCAAGTGCAGACGCTTCGAGGGGTGGATAATAGACTCAAATACAAAAACGGACCGGTACACACCTTGACGGTAGGGTCTAACTTAGAATGTCGTCGCATCTTGCGCGAGCTGCCAACTAAACACGCCACCAAACAATGGAGAGCAGAGTACGATTCCTTGGAGAATCGAAATCGCGTAGAGAACTACGTAGGCTTCGATATAGCCAACCTCCGTAAAGAACAGTGCTACGACATCACCATAGATAATGACACGCACCTATTCTTGGACGCTAACGGAATGGTCGGACATAACACCATATCATGCGCAGCGGACTTAGTTAGCACTGCCCTCAATAATCCAAACACCGTGCAGCTTTACATCACACTTAGCCGCGTCAGTGCTAAGAAGATTATCTGGCGCGACCTTAAAAAGATTTGCGAAGATCACAAGCTCGGCGCTACCTACGATGAGGTGGAGCTGAGCGTGTCCTTTTCCAACAAAAGCATCATCTACCTGTCAGGCGCCAAAGACGCCTCAGAGATCGAGAAGTTTCGCGGTCTGGCGCTTAAAAAAGTGTATATCGACGAATGCCAATCTTTCCGGTCTTATATCAAAGAGCTGATTGACGACATTATCGCGCCGGCGCTAATGGATCACGCTGGCACCCTCTGCCTCATCGGCACCCCCGGTACAGTCCCAGCCGGCTACTTTTACGACTGCGCTACGACTCACGACCTTTGGGCTAAGTTTCATTGGACGTTCTGGGATAACCCCCACGTACCTAAACCCGGCGCAAAGAAAACCAAGGATCAGATATTCGAGGACGAACTAAAGCGCCGAGGCATTGACCGCAACCACCCTTCGGTTCAGCGTGAGTGGTTTGGTAAGTGGGAGCAGGACTCCGACTCTCTTATCCTCAGATACAACCCGACAGTTAACGACTTCGACGAGCTACCGCCCCTACCACAAGGCCACCGGTATCATCATATCCTAGGCATCGACTTAGGTTACAAAGACGCAGACGCGCTCGCCGTGCTCGCTTATTCAGATTTCGACGCATCTACCTACCTCGTAGATGAGGTTGTAGTCGCTAAGCAAGGTATCACCGAGTTGGTCGAGCAGATTAAGGTGATCCAAGAGCGTTACGATATTGTTAAGATGGTTATGGATACCGGCGGTCTGGGTTTAAAGATCGGCGAGGAGTTGATTAAACGCCATCAATTGCCCATCGAAGCCGCAGATAAGCGCCGTAAGATCGAAAACCTATCTCTTCTAGACGACGCCCTGAGGACCGGTAGATTTAAGGCAAAAAAGGACTCTCGCTTCGCCCAGGACTCGTACCTAATCGAGCGCGATAACGACAAGAGCCGCCCAGATCGAATCGTTATCAGCGACCGGTTCCACTCCGACATCGTAGACTCGGTGCTATACGCATTTAAATGCTCCCCAGCCTATTCTTACGAACCGCCACCAGAGCCGCCTAGGTTTGGCTCTAAGGAATGGGCAGACGCCCAAACCAACCAGATGTTCGACGACGCGCTTGAGCATTTCCAATCTGCTCAGGAAAACGATATTTGGAATAAAAGAGACTGATTTCTCTCAGAAACAGCCCTATTTTCGTCAAAATTAGGACAAAAGCGCATTAGTGAGGCGCCTATCTAGGAGGGCATATTCTACCTTTTCTAAAGAAAAAAGCACAAGCAGGACTAATCGTAGAGACCCGTAAGCCAGACAAAGGCGATTGGGCAGACGCCCCTGTCGAGGACATGGACGATATGGACGATATGGACGCAGTGGTAGCCGCCGCCGAGGACGTTATGGCTGCTATTCAGCGCCAGGACGCAAAAGCCTTGGCTAGAGCCCTGCGCGCCGCATTCGAGATTTGCGACGCAATGCCGCACGTCGAGGGCGAACACGTCGAAGAGGAGACTTTCGACATCCAAAACCGTAAAGCAGCTCGTAAGGGTGAATAATGTCTAAGGATCTTTTAACCGCATACGCTATACGCAAAAAAACGCACCGCAGAGGCGCCAAACCACAGACCCAGGTACAAGAGGCGCCTAAGGCCCCAATAGCCGCTCCAGCAGAGGCTAAGGCCACAGAGCCGCTCCCAAAGCCCTTAGTAAAAAGACCCGCCAAAGAGCCTATTAAGCGCCCTTCGCTTCGTTCTGGCCAAGGCTTCAAAGTGCGCTATTCTGACGACGATGAGCCTATCGTACGCAAAGCTGAGGGCGGTTCTGTCGAAGAGCCGAGCGTTCTCCCAGAACAGCAAGAGGCCGCAACGAAAGAAAACTACGAAGAGGACCTCTCGAGCGTAGTGCAGCCAGAAGATTCAAACGAAATCAGCGTAGACCTTCACGAAAAACCGCTTAAATCTCAAATGCTTAAGCGCATTCTTGGGCGTAGATAATGAAATTAGATTCAATTCGAGACCTGAAAAGATTGATCGCTTTATGCCGTAAAGAAGGTATTGAGCAAATTAAGCTAGAAGGTCTCGAATTGACCTTTGGATCTTTACCGGAGCCGAAGGTCAAAACCTCACCAAAGACAGTAGCGCCGCTGGCGACAATTGTCACTGAGGAAACCCCAATTCACCCATTAGACGGGCTGACAGAAGAGCAGCTTCTAATGTGGAGCGTCGGTGCGGACGCCGAAACTAACTAAAGGTTGGTACAATGAAAGTCACAAACTCCCCTGGGCCAAAAGCTAAGGTTATGTTCAACACGAAGGTAGCGGACGGCTCTGCAACGCTAGCGCCTTGGTGGGAGGAGAAGAACAGCACCAAAGCCGCGTCCATAATGCTGACTGCGGCTTCCTACCTCAAGGAAAGCCAAAACTATCGTTATCGCCAAATGTCTGTCTACGCTAGGCTTTACGGCAATCATAGCCTCTACTCGTTTGCCGGCGCTCAATCGTCTCGCGTAGACGATATTAAAGGCCTACCGCAGGACCGCCCTACGTTTAATCTGATTCAGTCGGTAACGGACACCTTGGTCAGCCGCATCTCACAAAGCCGCCCTCAGCCAGTGTTTCTCACAAACGCAGGCGACTATAAACAAAGAACACTATCAAAAAAGCTTAACAATTTCGTAGCCGGCGAGTTTTTCCACACCAAGGTCTACGATAAAGCCACTACAATGCTCAGAGACGCCTGTGTCGGCGGAGACGGCGTTTTACACGTCTACGAGACTCCAGACGCTCGTGTGGGCGTAGAGCGCGTTATCAGCACTGAGTTATTGGTGGACCCGAACGAAGCCATGTACGGCGAGCCTAGACAGCTTTACCGCATTAAGCTTGTAGACCGCCGAGTACTTGCGGCCAATTTCCCTAAATTCAAAGCCACAATCGAACAAGCAGCAAAGGCCACGCCAGAAGCGACATCAACCAATAGCTCCAAGACTGTGTCCGATCTCGTCATGGTCGTAGAGAGTTGGCACTTGCCGTCCGCCCCCGGTGCAGGAGATGGCCGCCATATGCTAGCGTGCTCCGCTGGCGATCTAATCGACGAAGAGTACACAAAAGATCGCTTTCCGTTCGTATTCCTATCTTATAGCTCTAGGCTCCTAGGATTCTGGTCGCAAGGCGTTGCCGAACAGCTTATGGGCACCCAACTCGATTTAAACAGCATACTCTACACAATCTCTAGAGCGATTAAACTCGTCGGCGTACCTCGCGTATTCCAAGAAGAGGGCTCAAAGGTCTCTAACGTGGCGCACAATAACGACATTGGCGTTATCGTTAAGTACCGGGGGACGAAGCCCTCGTACGAAGTAGCGCCTTGCAACGCGCCCGAGCTATACGCAGAGCGCGACAAGCTTATCCAATACGGGTATCAACAGGCCGGCGTTAGTGCTCTACAAGCGGCAAGCCAAAAGCCTTTGGGTCTCGACTCAGGCGCAGCCATCAGATCCTACGACGACATCTCCACAGACCGCTTCGCAGCGCTTCACCGAAGATATGATAATGTTTTCGTAGAGTTAGCCTACCTCATCGTAGACAAAGCAAAAGACATCGCAGAGCGCGACGGCAAATACGCCACCGTCTACCCCGGTAAAAACGGCACACAAGAGGTTGAGCTGCCGAAGGCGTCTCTGATAACGGACAATTACGTTATCCAGTGCTTCACACAGTCTAGCCTCCCTAAGGATCCAGCAGGTCGTCTTGCTAAGATCACAGAAATGATCCAAGCGGGTATGATCTCTATTTCCGAAGGCCGCCGCCTCCTAGATTATCCGGACCTAGAACAGGTCGAAAAACTAGCAAACGCTGGGGAGGAGCGTATTTTCCAAATCCTAGATGACATTATTGAGTCTGGGAAATACCAACCGCCAGATCCATTTATGGACCTCGAGTTGGCCACAACGCTAACCGTCCAGTATATCAACCTATACACACAAGCGCGTCTAGAGCCCGAGAAAGCACAAATGCTTCGGGACTTCTTTAGCCAAATCCAAGCGCTTAAACAAGCCGCACAACCGCCTGCTCCACAACCAGGCGCCCCCGGTGCAGCACCAAACACCCCCCAAGCTTCCCCAGAACCTTTACCGCAATCGCCGCTGGTACCTAATGCTGTGGCTTGATAGGAGTTTATGGCCTACAACATCGCCAAATTCAAGTTAGCCATCATGCGCCTATGGGCTAAGGCCTTTTACCCCTGGTACAACGGCACAGACGTTAGGGTACTACAGGCCTACCCAATACGCGCCCAGTTCGACTACGTCTATCCTAGGGCTGTCCAGGCACGCAAAGAGGGCTACGCCTTCATCCAAATAGACCTGCCCGAAGGACTACAAGAGCCCAAATACGACAATGTTATTAAAATGTCAAACTTTAGTAAAGGAAAGAAACGAAAATGAACATTAAACCACTATCAGCACCGATGCCTGCCCCCTCGCTACCAAACACCGTGCCTAACGCCTCTGCCCAAGACGCCAAAGCGCGAGCTATTGCCATGCTCACCGGAGGCGCCCAAGTAGACCAAAACGCGGTATCTCCTGAAGAATCTTTGGCTATTCGAGGACAAAAGCGCATTAGTGAAGAGGTCGAAACGCCGCTCGAAGAATCGGAGCAGCCAGTCGTAGAGGCCTCGGGCGAAGAATCGGCGCCCGAAGAACCAAAAGAGGACCCGGTTATTAGCGAGCGCTACGCAGCCCTCGCTAAGCGCGAAAAGGCCCTCAGAGACTCTCGTATGCGTCAAGAGCAGGCCCTTAAGGACCGAGAAGAGGCCCTTAAAGCGCGTGAGGCCGAGCTATCAAAGCCCCGCCAAGAGCCAAAAGCGGATTATTCAGGCTACATTTCAAAAGACCTTCTGAAAACCAACCCGCTAGCCGCTCTTGCCGAGGCTCAGATCAGCTACGACGACCTCACCCAACGCGTCCTCGAAGCCGGTACCCTGGACCCACGCGTAGAGCGCATGCTCCAACAAGCTGAAGAGAAGATTACTCGTCTGCAAGAGCAGATCGACAATCAGACCAAATCGCAGCAAGAACGAGATGAGCAGCAGTACGCTTCAGCTCTACGTCAAATCGAAACTGATATTAAAGAAATGGTCGCAGACGACCCGTCGTATGAGCTAATCAAAGCCACCGGCGCGGAGCCTGAGGTCGTTGCGCGTATTAAAGAGACCTTCGAGAAGGACGGTATTCTTCTGACTAATGAAGAAGCCGCGCAACAAATCGAGGAGGAGCTGCTCGCAGAAGCAGAGCGCCTCGCTAAATTAGAAAAGATACAGAAGCGACTTAAACCGGTCGCTAGCAAACCGGTTGAAAGCGCTCCAGCGAAGATTGCTGCTGATCCCCAAACGAAGCCACGTATGAACACACTAACAAACGCTAACAGCGTCCCCGCGAGGCAGCTATCAGCTCGCGAAAGAGCACTGGCGGCATTTGAAGGTAAATTAAAATAATCATTGGCATGTCGCCAATGATAACTAAACAAAACCATTAAGGAATTTTAAAAAATGGCAGCACAATTTGCTAATAGCTCGAACCAGCTTGCAGCTTAAAGATATATTGTTGAGTTAGCTAAAGGAAAATGGTACAGTATTTATATGTTTACTGATAAACCCATGACAATCTACTTCGTGCTACACAAAGACGAAGTAGTATATATCGGACAGACAAAACTGTCTCTAGAAGCAAGACGCTCCCAGCACGAGTACAATGCCCAAAAAGGCAAAGGGTATGTGATAGGAGCCGGTATCAGAAAGCACGGCGCATCAGCCTTCACTTGGTACACACATAGCGTGTATTACGTACAGAGGGACCTAGACGCAGCCGAAAAGCACCTGATAGCCAAGTACTCCCCTAAGTACAACATCAACCTAGGCGGAGAATCTAGAGGCGTTAGGAAGAGCAGCGGTAAGCCAGCAGGGAACAAGGGTAAGACTTTGGGACCTAGCTGGAACAAAGGCAAAAAAGAAGTTCGCCCAGAAGTGCTGGAGAACATCAAAAAAGCCGCGCAGTCTCGAACTAACAATCGAAAGCCAATTACGCAGGAGCATAAAACTGCTCTAGCTAAAGGCCGACGAGAGAAGTATCGGGAGACTAACCGAAAATTTGTCTGTAACGAGACCAAAAAAGAATATGTTTTGGTCGTGGATGCTGCGAAAGATATGGGTCTGAAAGCCTCAGGAATCTACGCGGTACTAAATCCACAACACAAGATGAAGTCTTACCGAGGTTTCACTTTTAGCTATCTATGACACGTTAGAGCTGCATTATAAATTCTCTCTGATTGACTTGGAAGCCCGACGGGGCGACAGGGCGGAAGACGAAAGTCACCGTGAACGACTAAGTGAGAGAACGCCGATGGGCGATGCGATAGTCTGAGCACTGGGTATAGAATGAAGCCAGTGATGTAGGGGTTAATAACCTACGATAACAAACTGTAAAAGAGTTGTATACTGATTCGCGCGAATATATGAAGGATCTCGTTTATAAAGAGAATCCGTTCTTGGCCCTCGTCCCTAAGGACGAAAGCCCAGACGGCTTCGCAGGTTAATAGGTACTTGCCTGCGTCCAGAGTAGGGTTGGGATATAGCTGAAGTACATCCCAGTACCCCTGGAATACGGTAGAGAGCTGCCGTATTAAAATCGACCAAAATCGGGGAAGGCTGAAACGCTAATCCCGAGGTAAATAGAGACTTAAAAAATCTTTATCACCGTAACGCGTAGACCTTGAAAACTACCAAAACACAAGGTAGAATAAAATAGGTCCAAGAGTGGTCGACAACTATAGGTTGAAAAGGTACGCTGAGCTATGACGAAACCAGAAGATAGTGGTTTGAAGTTTTGTAACGGTTGTAAAGAGTGGCGATCCAAAGGAGATTTTACTAAGGATCAAAAAGCCGCCGACAGATTGAGCAGTAGATGCCGCCCTTGTCGTAAAAAATATCGACGAGGAGAAGAAGTTCGAGCAAGAACTTCGAAGTACAACCAGCGCTATGCGCAACAAAACCCGGAAATCATGAAACAAAAAGACCGCAAAAATATGCTAAAGCGGTTTTGGAACATGACTACGGAGCAATACGACTCGATGTTACAAAAGCAAAACGGCACCTGCGCTATTTGCGATAAAACCGAGTCGAACCCTCACAAACGCCTTTGTATTGATCACGATCATACTACAGGTAAGATTCGAGGGTTACTTTGCGATAATCACAATCGTGCTATGGGACTTTTTAAAGACTCAATTGCAGATATGCAAAAAGCTATTGAGTACCTAAAAAAGCACAAGTCATAGAAGGCAGGATAAAAAGCCTGTCGATAACAAGGCCGTAAGGCCTACTGACTCCTCAAGGGCGTTCGC